TGAGACACTAAATACCTATAGGTGATACTTATGGGTTATGTCTCATTTGATTATTTCGAAAAAGAATGAAGTATATCTACAGGTAAAAGCAGATCCACACGTCTACTATGAATTAGCAGACCAGTTTACCTTTGATGTACCAGGCGCAAAGTTTATGCCTCAGTATCGTAACAAATACTGGGATGGAAAAATTCGTCTATTTAATACGCAGACTGGAGAAATTTATGTAGGTCTGTTGGATAAAGTAATACAGTTCTGTAAGAATCATGAATATACCTATGAGTTCGTAAAGAACAAGTTTTATGGTCTTCCTTTTGAGACTAATGATATGATCTCAAAAGAAGGTGTAAAAGATTATATGAATTCTATTTGCAAGTACGCTCCACGGGATTATCAAGTAGAGGGAGTATACGACGCCCTAAAACATAATAGAAAGTTGTTGATATCCCCAACTGCTTCTGGAAAGTCTCTGATGATATATTCTCTTGTGAGATATTACGTTGAGAGAGGACAAAATATTCTGATAGTCGTTCCGACGACTTCCCTAGTAGAGCAGATGTATAAAGATTTTGCAGACTATGGTTGGGATGTAGGTTCATATTGCCACAAGATTTATGCGGGTAGAGAAAGGGAAACTGATTCCCAAGTGATAATCACTACCTGGCAGTCCATCTACAAACTCCCCCGAAAGTATTTTGAACGTTTTAACGTCGTTGTTGGAGATGAGGCACACCAGTTCAAAAGTAAATCATTAATATCTATAATGTCAAAACTCTCAGATGCAAAATATCGTTACGGATTTACAGGAACACTAGACGGCACACAAACACACAAATGGGTTCTTGAAGGATTATTTGGTCCTTCTTATAAGATCATCAGAACGGAAGAACTGATGAAAAAGGGTCATGTTGCTACATTGGATATTAATGTACTTCTATTGAAACACTCTCCACATAAATTTGAAACATTTGAGGAGGAAGTTCAATATATTATTAATCACGAAAAGAGAAATAAATTTATAAGAAATCTTGCTCTTGATTTAAAAGGAAATACATTGATTCTTTTTTCAAGAGTAGAAGGTCATGGTCAACCATTGTTTGATTTAATAAATAATGGTAGGGTTGATTCTCGTCATGTATTTTTTGTTCATGGTGGTGTGGCAACTGAAGATAGAGAAAAAGTAAGGGAGATTACTGAAAAGGAAAACAACGCGATTATTGTCGCTTCATATGGCACATTCAGTACAGGAATTAACATTAAAAATCTCCATAATGTTATTTTTGCTTCTCCATCCAAATCTAGAATTCGGAATCTCCAATCTATTGGTCGCGTGCTCAGGAAAGGAAATAACAAGACAAAGGCAACTCTCTATGACATTGCTGACGACATTTCCTACAAGACCAGGAGAAACTACACACTTAATCATCTGATCGAAAGAATTAAAGTATACAATGAAGAGAATTTTAATTACGATATTGTAAACATTCCGCTTAAAAACTAATGGGAGATGAATTTTACGCAGTAATAAAACTAGTCACAGGAGAAGAAATATTTTCACTGGTATGTGTGGATGAGAATGATGGTGATCCTATACTTCTACTGATGAACCCAGTGATTATGAAAATGATGAGAAATCATGTTGGGGAATATGTAAAGGTCAGACCTTGGATGGAAATCCCTACCGATGATTTCTATGTGATTAAATACGATAAAATTATTACTATGACAGAAGTTAGAGAAGGTAAGATGATTGACTTCTATAACAGATACTTAAACGAAGAAGACTTTGACTGGGAAGAAGATGGTAGAACTAAGATATCTGATAAAATGGGATATATCTCTTCGGTAGAGGATGCTAGGAAAATCCTAGAGAATCTCTATAATAATATAGAAGATACTAAAGAAAGCTAAGCCCCTCTCTTTAACCCGGACAAAGGTATTCTACTCATAATATTGCATGTTGTCAAGTCCTAATAATATGGTATAATATACATAACAAAAAGTTATTGACTAAAACAATGTTATGTCCAAGAAAAAATCAGAGCACTATGTTAACAACAAGGAACTTCTAGAAGCCCTAATCGTTTATAGGACAAAGGTAGAAGCATCATACAAAAAGAATTTCGATAAAGATCTCACTGAGCAACCAAAGCAAGAGAGAGCAAAGCATTGGGCAGGTAAACCGCCAATCTCAAACTACCTTGGTGAGTGCTTCTTAAAGATTGCCACTCACTTGTCATATAAACCAAACTTTGTTAATTACATGTTTCGTGATGACATGATCTCTGATGGTATTGAGAACTGTGTTCAATATATTCATAACTTTGATCCTGAGAAGTCAAAAAATCCTTTTGCATACTTTACCCAAATCATTCACTACGCTTTCCTTCGCCGTATTCAGAAGGAGAAGAAGCAACTGGAAATCAAGACCAAGATCATCGAACGCACTGGTTTTGATGAGGTTATGATGGTTGATGACAGCTTGCTTTCTGGTAGTAGTTCAGACTATAATACTATTAAGGATAACATTGCTTACAAAACCAATCGTCAATGAAGATTGCTATTATCACTGATCAGCACTTCGGTGCTCGCAAGGGATCCAAGTTTCTCCACGAATACTTTAAAAAGTTTTACGATACAGTCTTCTTTCCATATCTAGAGGAGAACAACATCAAAACTGTTGTGGATATGGGAGATACTTTTGATAACCGCAGAAGTATTGACTTGTGGTCCCTTGAATGGGCAAAGGAAAATTATTATGATCGCCTAGAAAAGTTGGGTGTGACTGTCCACACTATTGTTGGTAATCATACTGCTTATTATAAAGATACCAATTCTATCAATTCTGTTGGTCTTCTCCTTGGGCAATATAAAAATGTGATTGTCTATCCAGAAGTCACAGAAGTTAAACTAGATAAACTTAAAGTTCTTTTTATTCCTTGGATTAACAATGAAAATTATCAAAGTACTGTCTCATCTATTAAAGCTTCACGTAGCGTATGTGCGATGGGGCACCTTGAACTCAACGGATTCAGAGCTCATCGCGGGCACGTCATGGAAGACGGTATGGACTGCGAATTATTTGAGAAGTTCAGTCATGTCTTCTCGGGACACTATCACACTCGATCGGATAACGGGAAAATCTTCTACCTAGGTAATCCTTATGAGATGTTCTGGAATGATGTGAATGACACCAGAGGTTTCCACATCTTTGATACTGAAACCTTAGAGCATACTCCGGTAAATAATCCTTATAAAATGTTCTACAACATTTATTATGAGGATACTCCACATCAAACTTTTGATACTCGGGATTATGTTGGGAAGATTGTAAAAGTTATCGTAAAGAAGAAAACCGAACCTAAGAAGTTTGAAAAATTTATAGATAAATTATATTCCTGTGGAATTCAAGATCTGAAAATCGTAGAAAACTTCGTCATTCAAGAGAATGAAGATTTTGAAGTTGAAGAGACTGAAAATACCATTTCAATTCTAAATCGTTATATTGATGAAGCAGAATTTGAATGTGATAAAACCATCGTTAAGGGAATCCTTCAAAAGATTTACTCACAAGCTTGCGAGGTAGAATAAATGTTCCTTCTTACTCTTAGAGATAACAAAGAGGATGGTGCATATGCAGTTCAAAACCGTTATGGTGAGAAAGTCCTCTTTCTCTTTGAAGAAGAAGATGATGCAGAGCGTTACGCGATGCAATTGGAAGACAATGAAGACGCAGAAATGGACGTTGTAGAAGTTGATGATGCACTTGCAATTATGACCTGCAAGAGGTATAATTATAAGTATGCCGTAGTGACGGCCAATGATATCGTTATTCCCCCTAGATTGAATGATAACCTTCCAGAAGATTAGATATAAAAATTTCCTTTCTAGTGGTAATCAGTTTACGGAAATAAACTTTCAGAAGCATCATACAAATCTTGTAGTCGGAACAAACGGTGCTGGTAAATCCACAATGCTGGATGCACTGACTTTTGTTCTGTTCAACAAACCATTTCGTAAGATCAATAAACCACAACTTGTAAACGCTACGAATGAGCGTGACTGTTTGGTTGAGATTGAGTTTCAGATTAATAGTCGTCAATATCTTGTTCGACGGGGAATCAAACCAAATGTGTTTGATATTGTTGTGAATGGTGTTGAGATGCACCGTGAAGCAGATGATCGTGCAATGCAACGTGTTCTTGAAGACAACATTCTCAAAGTAAATTACAAGTCTTTTACCCAGATTGTGATTTTGGGTAGTAGTACCTTTGTGCCTTTTATGCAGTTGACCACTGCCAATCGTCGTGAGGTGATTGAAGACCTTCTGGATATCCGTATTTTTTCTCTGATGAACAATATCATCAAAGATAAGATCAGAACTCAGAAAGATCAGATTAAGTCTCTTGATTTGAAGAAAGAGACACTGAAAGATAAGATGAAGATGCAACAAGAGTTCATTGATGAACTTGAAAATCGTGGAAATGCCAATATCAATACCAACAAAGAAAAGATTGCCAATTTGGATAAAGAAGTTGGAGAATATATTGATGCCAATGAGATTATTCAAACACATCTTGAAAAATATGCAAAAGAACAAGAAGGAGTCATTGGTGCTGGTGACAAGTTAGTAAAACTCAATAATCTAAAAGGCAAACTCTCACAGAAAGTATCTGCTATTACCAAAGAACATAAGTTTTTTAGTGAAAATACGGTATGCCCTACCTGTACTCAGGACATTGAAGAATCATTCCGGTTAAATAAAATTGACGACGCTCAAAATACGGCAAAGGAACTCCGAAATGGTTATGCTGAACTTGAACAAGCAATCGAGTCTGAACAAGAAAGAGAGCGTCAATTCAATGCCCTTTCCCAGGAGATTACAAAATTAACGCATGGCATTTCTCAAAACAATACTCGGATATCACTTAACCAGCGACAAATCCGAGATCTTGAACATGAAATTCAAACTATTACCGAGAACCTTGCAAACCGAAATTCTGAACATGAGAAATTAGACGAATTTAAATCCAATCTCCAACAGACAATCGAAGATCTATCAGACAAAAAACAAGAAATCGTATATCACGATTTTGCCTACTCCCTTCTTAGGGATGATGGTGTAAAAACGAAGATCATTAAGAAGTATCTTCCGTTCATAAATCAGCAGGTTAATCGTTATCTTCAAATGATGGATTTTTATATTAATTTCCATCTTGATGAAGAATTTAAAGAAACTGTCAAGTCTCCTATTCATGAAGACTTTTCTTACAGTTCTTTTAGTGAAGGTGAAAAGATGAGAATCGACCTAGCCCTACTTTTTACCTGGCGTGAAGTAGCGCGAGTCAAAAACTCTGTAAACACCAACCTGCTGATCATGGATGAGGTATTTGATTCTTCACTTGATGGATTTGGAACCGATGAGTTCCTTAAAATTATTCGCTATGTGATTCAAGATGCTAACATTTTTGTGATCTCGCACAAGACGGACATGTATGACAAATTTGAAAGTGTCATAAAGTTCGATAAAGTGAAAGGATTTTCCCGTAGAGTGCCCACAGAAGCACAAGACCAATGAACACCCCCAACTGGCAACACCATTCCAAAAAGGAGCAGAAGCGAAAACTGAAACCGCAAGCACTCCGACAAGCAAAGGCAAGACGCCAAGCATTCAAGAAGAAGCACTCCTCAGGGGGTGCTTCTTTTTTATAAATATCTAAAAAGTATTTTGTAAAATGAAGTCCTTACAGGAAGCATATAACTCAATTTATTCACAACAAGAGGATGTTGTGGAGGAAGTAAACATTTA